AATTGAGCGAGTATCAGGAATTGTCAAGCCAGGAATTTGAAGAAATCTACAATCAATCTTTGGAACGCATTGAGCGCAACAGAGGTTTTGCGGGTTTTGCGGGTTTTGCGGGGGCACACCAAAACGAACATTTCAATGAATTTGATCCTTTTGTGGCTTTTGTGCCTTTTGTGGACGTACCGCAAAATCCAAAAACAAAATTCCCGGTAGAGTGTTTGCCCTCTTTTGTCGGGGAAATCGTAAAGGCCACCGCTGAAAGCCTGCAAGTACCTGTAGATATGCCTGCGGCGGTTGCCCTTGGAATTATATCTACTTGCGTACAGGGTAAGTTTGTGGTTAATGTACTTCCTGACTGGACAGAGCAAATTAACCTTTATGTATTAGTGATCGCTAGGCCGTCAGAGAGAAAAACGCCTGTGCTGAAAGTCTTATCCTCTCCCCTCTATAAGTATGTGAAAGAGGAAAACGAGATCAGAAAGCCCAGGGTTAAGGACTACATAACAAAAAGGGACATTCTAACAAACGCCATTGAAAACCTTAAAAAAGCGGCGGCAAGCTGTAAAGGGATTAAAGGAGAACTGGTATCCCATTTAGATGTAATGCATAAGCAAGCAGAGCTTGACAGTCTGGAACCTGTTTACCCCTTACGGCTTACAGCGGATAATACCACACTGGAAAAGCTGGCCTCCTTAATGGTACAGAATAACGGTAAAATGGCTATTATCAGCGCAGAGGGCGGCTTATTTGATATGCTTTCGGGCCAGTATAACAATAAGGATAATGTGGATTTAGTCTTAAAATCCTATTCCTGCGAGCCAATACAGATTGACCGTATCGGCAGACCAAGCGAAATGATAGATGAACCGCACTTAACCTTAATGCTTCTTGTCCAGCCTCAGACTATTCAGGAGGTCATGGAAAACGATAAATTCAGAGGGCGGGGCTTAACCGCAAGGTTTCTGTACTCTTGGCCTGAATCCATGATCGGGAAGGTAAGAAAGTTTCAGCCAGACCCTATTAACCAGGACAGCAAGGATCTTTATGAATCTCTGGTCTATTCCCTGCTAAAAATCCCGGATAAGGAATCCCCGGATATTATCAAGTTATCCAAGGAGGCCAAGCTGCTGTTAGAGGATTTTCATTATTCTATTGAAACCAGACTTGCGGAGGACTTGGAACCAATAGAGGAATGGGCGGGAAAGATCGAGGGAACCACCGTAAGAATAGCGGGGCTTTTACATTGCTGTATCTACCAGGAACACAGTGCGGAAAATCCCATAGACGGCAAAACCATGAAAGACGCTATCAGTATTGCTCATTATTTTATAGATCATGCGAAGTTTATGTTTGACATCACCGGTGCATCTGAATCCCGGGAGGACAAGCTTGCTAAATACATATTGAAACGGCTGGAGGGTACCGGAGAAAACGAGATCAGCAAACGGAATTTGTTTGATATTTGTCACGACAAGTCCGGGCTGGAAACCACGGAAGATTTTGACAAAATTTTGCGGGTACTGGTTGATAGAGGTTACATAGCTATTGAGAAAACAAAAAACAGTAAGGGTGGCCGCCCATCAGAAAAAATAAAAATTAACCCCGAGGCTATACCCGCAAAACCCGCAAAACCCGCAAAATTAAATTTTCAGCCCGAAAGCATAGCCACAAAAGCCACAAAAGCCACAAAACCCCATTATGAGGAACTGCCCCCGGGGATTGAAACCATAGAAGAATACGAAGCTTTAAAAGCAAGGCTGAGAGAATGAAAGGAGATATTTTAAGTATGCAAGAATTACGGACTTGCCCATTTTGCAATGGAGAGCCAGAGTATTTTACATCTGATGATGCACCTGTTTATGGATATATAATATGTAAAAAATGCGGTGCACGTACTCAGAAGCACTATACTGCATCTGAAACGATTGAAGCATGGAATCAAAGAGAAAATGTCAATAAAATCTTTAGTGCATTACATGATATCGGATTAGCTGAACGTGAATTAGAAAAAGCAAGATGTGCTTTCGCTAATTACAGCAAATTTAAAGATGAGGTTATGGGAAGTATTGTTTTTGATTGTATCATGGAAGCATATACAAGATTTCTTGACAGAGCTGTAAAAGAATTAGAATCCATTATTTAACCCCAAAGCGAAAGGAGAACGAACCATGAGTAAAGTATGCCCGATGCCATCAATGAAAGAATGTCTTTACAGTAGGTGCGGCTGGTGGAACGATGATCTAAATAAATGCAGTCTGGTATCTATCGCCGGTTCGCTGGATATCATTGCAGCCACGTTGGATAACACTGACCCGCCTGCTACATATACAAAAATACCGGAATGAAAGGAGCCAAAGCAATGAGTTACTATACCACATGCCCTAAATGCGGGGCCAGCTTAGACCCAGGGGAAAAGTGTACATGCGCCAATGAGAAAGCAAAGGAAATCTATGAAGCGGGCGGCAAGTATTATCCCGTGGACGGTTACATCAAATCAAAGGCGGGGGCTGTGGTTCCCCTGGTGGGTATCCCGCAAATGAGCGATGAGAAGTGGCAGAAAGCCGCTGCAAGAAACGCAGTAGACAAATTACACCAGGGAGCACGGAAAGCCACCGGAATCGCCTGAAACTGCCCTTAAATGGCAGCGCCAAAAGTGTGAGAAACCGTGAACATAAAAAAGGAGAATCCACATGTACAAGCCAATCAGCGAACAGATCAAAGCGGTTAAGATCAAGCCGGAGTATGAGCTGACTGGAAACCAGCTTTTGGAACTGAAGAACGGAAGCAGCGACTTCTACCAGGCAATCTACAACGCTTTCAAGTTTGGATATTTGCGGGGCCGGGAATCTGCAAGACCAGGGAGGCATAAGCGGAATTGAGCAGAAAAAGCTGTGAAGATTGTATTTATTATCGAGCAGTTGCGAATAGCGGCCCCACCAGCATGAAAGTCTGCCACTATATGCTGGATACCGGAAAACAAAGAAACTCGCCGCCAGAAAGCTGTACTAAGAAAGTTAACATTAAAGAAAAACTTAAAAGGAGAAAGAGAAAATGCACCAGATAAAAGAAAAAAGCACCGAGACAGCGGCAACTGTCAACGGTGCAACCCATAAGAACCAAGTACATATTGAGGATACTATAAAAAACCTTATTCGTCAAGTGGAACCGGTAAACTTCAATTTGGAAGATTTATTTATTTGGTTTCAGCAGTCACAGGATTATCGCAATCGCCCTCAAGTGGATAAGGCCGATCGAAAGCTTACCAACCGGCTGATTGCGGAGGTAGGACGAAAAACATTTTCTGAATACATAGAGGACGAAGTAGCAAACACGAATCTGGAACACGAGTACCAGGGATTTATCTACGGCTTTCGTGTTGCCGTTTCTTTATTAAATTATGCAAGTGAGGAATACTGCCATGACTGAAAACACAAAGGCCCCTTATCAGATTTCCGAATACCTGGAATACTGCGACTGTATGGGAAAACAGCCAAATCAAAGATTAATTGAATTTATGGAATCAAATAATGAGCCGTATCAATATTCCGAAAAAGTGCGTAATGATTGGGAATTAATAGAAGAAATAAACGCACTTTCTCCATCGGATCGCGACGATATAATCGAACTCATTGAGTTTTTTGTATGGAAAAACCAGC